CGTGATTTGGTGTTCAGTTCTGATGCTCGCCACGAAGTTCAGCAACCCACAGTACAACAAGGGGCAGATAATGCCGGAAACTAACCAAAATTGGTACGAGTTCAAAGCGCTCGAAAATGGTGCTACTGAAATCTACGTATACGATGAAATTGGCTTTTGGGGCATTACTGCGAAAGACTTCGCTCGTGACCTAAAAGAGTTAGACCCTAAAGGTGAAATCAATCTACGCATTAATTCACCGGGCGGTTCTGTTACAGACGGAATTGCTATTTACAACCTTCTTAAAAACCACAAAGCGAAAGTGAATACTTTTGTTGATGGCCTAGCCGCTTCAATGGCTTCAGTTATCGCAATGGCTGGTGACACAATTACCATGCCAGAAAACGCCTTAATGATGATTCATAACCCTTGGGGTGGCGCAATGGGCGATGCTGATGAACTTCGAAAAACGGCTGATGTTCTCGACAAAATGAAAACTGCTCTGGTTTCAGCATACGTTAATAAAACAGGTTTAGATGATACTGAAATTGCCAACCTGATGACCGCTGAAACATGGATGACTGGCGCTGAAGCGCTAGAAAAAGGTTTTGCTACACAGATTACTGATGAAGTTAACCTTCAGGCCTCTTTCGATACATCCAAATTAAACCAATTCAAGAACAGCGTGAAAGAGAAGTTTTCACCTGTTAGTGAAACCAGTTCAACCGTGACGATTAACGTTGAGGTTGCTGGCTTAGATGAAGCTGAAAAGCGCATTAAAGACATCCAATCTAGCGTTAAAACATCGGCCAATGCCGAAATAACTAATGAGGAAATTGTTATGTCTAACGACAAGCAAACCCCGGCTACAAACGTGGTCGATGAAGAAGCAATTGCTAATTCAGCCGTTGCTAAATTTAAAGCAAAAGAAGCGAAGCGCAAAGAGGGTATCAACTCGCTTTTCGCTAGCTGGAAGCACATTCACCCTGAGTTACTTCAGAATTGTCTGGAAGATGAAGAGTGCACTAAAGAAATGGCTGGTGCTAAGTTGCTTGATGCACTTGGTAAAGAGCAAGCACCCCAGAAAGGTGGGTTCAATGTTGCCGCTCACGCTGGGAACGGTAATATCACTAAAGACTCTATGGTTGCCGTTCTTAAGGCTCGTGCAGGCGTTAAGACAGCGGATGGCGAACTTACCAGCGATAACCCATACCGTTCTATGAGTTTGGTTGAAATGGCGCGTGCATCTTTGACTGATGCAGGTGTTGGTACCGCTTCTTTAGGTGATCGTATGAGCCTAGTTGGTGCAGCATTTACGCATAGTTCAAGTGACTTTGGCACAGTGCTAGCCGATGTGGCGCATAAGACAATGCTTAAAGGCTACTCTGAAGCACCAGAAACATTTGACCGCTGGACTCAGCGCGGTTCACTTTCTGACTTTAAGATCACTAGTCGCGTAGCGCTTAACGATATGAAGTCTCTTGAAAAAGTGCCAGAAGGTGCTGAATTCAAGTATGGCACAGTGGGTGAGCGTGGTGAAAAGATTGCACTTGCTACTTACGGTAAGCGTTTCTCTATTACTCGCCAAGCAATCATCAATGATGATTTAGGCGCGTTTACTCGCATCACTCAGCTAATGGGTGCCGCGGCTCGCCGCACAGTAGGTGATTTGGTTTATGCAACACTAGTTGATAATCCAGCTATGTCTGATGGTAAAGCTTTGTTCCATGCTGATCACAGCAACTATGTCACCGGAGCTACCTCATCACTTTCTGTAGATTCATTAACTAAAGCTCGCACAGCGATGCGAACGCAGAAGTTAGCAAAAGGTAAGGCGCTGAACATCACGCCAGAATATTTGATTGTTCCTGCGGCCCTAGAGACTGATGCAGAAATGCTTATGAACGATACGGTTTACCCTGGCAAAAACAACAACCAGCGTAACCCGGTTGCAAACATGGCTGAAGTGGTTACCGAAGCGCGTTTGGACGAAAGCAGCGCCGATGCATGGTACTTATCAGCAGGCGGCATGTATGACACTATCGAGGTTGCTTACCTAGATGGTAACGAGAACCCATTCCTTGATCAGATGCAAGGCTGGTCTGTTGATGGTACTGAGTTCAAAGTGCGTCTTGATGCGGGTGTATCACCGCTAGACTTCCGCACTATGTATAAATCTAAGGGCGCAGCGTAAGCTGCCCCTTCTCGTTAGAGGATTAATGAAATGAAAAATTTCGTTCAAGAAGGTAACGTTCTTGGTTTTACAGCGCCAGCTGGCGGTGTTAAATCTGGTAAGCCAGTGAAAATTGGTTCAGTTGTTGTGATTCCGGTTACAGATGCAGCGGCGGGTGATACTTTTCAAGGTCGTCGTTGCGGTGTGTTTAGCGTTGCTACATCAGACACGCCTACAGAAGGTTCAAAGGCTTATATCACGGCGGCTGGCGCAGCAACAACTACCGCATCAGGCAACACGCTAGTTGGTGCATTTGTTAGTGCTAAAGACGCATCAGGTAATGCTGATGTGTTGTTTACAGGTCAAGTAGTTTAATGAGTAACATTCACAACAAAAAGGAAAGGCTTGCTGAGTTGGGCCTTGCTCGATTTGGTAAAGATGTATTTGTTGTGGGTGTTCCATATAAAGCAATTATTACCGATGAAGAAGCAGACGATGAAACTGGTTATAGGCGTGAGTTGTTAGCCAGTTTCAGCTTCTTGTATTCAGAAGTAATAAAGACAGGTGATAGCGTAGTTTACGAAGCTGAAAACTATATTGTAGGACGCCGCCAGAGAGTTAACTCTCTTGATCAGTATTACACAGTGGAACTAAAGCGTGCATAAAGCCAGAGAGATAATCAATCGATTTCACGAGAACTTACTTTTTCTTAAAGAAGGGTATGTGGCTGATGTTGTGAAAACCGATATTGATACAGAACAAGACTTTCCACTTGTTACTGTTCTAATGGGCCCAGACACACGCGAAGAACTAACAAAGGAAATGTACCAACACCAACTAACGCTTTACACAGATATAAGCGTGCGCGTTGGAAAAGATAGCTTATATGAAGCTGTACTGGATATACGAGAGCAAATCGAACTGAAGGTTTTGCAGATGCAGAAGCTTGATTTGGATTTCGTTTTTAAAATTACATTTCAAAACATGGGTGAACCGGAATACAACGGCGAAGGTGTTGATTACACCTGTAAAGCCCGATTGGAATTCATGGTTGAATATTTCAGCCAGCACGATAACCCAAGCGCTTAACAAACTTTCAACTCATTCAAAGCCCTGCTATTTAGCGGGGCTTTTTTATACCTAAAAGGGGAACGCTAATGGCTGGTGAATTAAACGGCACTCAGGTATTAATTAAAAAAGGCACATCTACCATTGTTGGCCAGATGGAATGCACGTTAACTTTCAATGGCACGCCAATTGATATTAGTAACAAGTCACACCAAGATTGGGTAACGTTACTGTCTGGTGAATTAGCAGGTAAGCAGTTACAAGTTGCGGGCACTCTGGTTTACAACAGCGATGCTACTTATAAGCAAGTGCGTGCTGATGCACTAACCGGCACGCAGGCCGATTACTCAATTGTTTACGGCGATACGGGTGAAGCGTTTGCCTGCAAAATGGTGCCTAATGGCCTTTCTGATGCGTTGCCCATGGGTGATAAAGTCTCCACTTCGCTTACGTTCCTTTCTAGCGGCGAAGTACAACACACGGCGGCATCATAATGAGTGGTGAAGCAAACGGTACAAACTGCTTGCTTTACCGCTTCACTGGCACCGAAGACGCGGTAATAGTGGGTCAGTTGGAACTGACATCAACATTTAATGGCACCCCCATCGAAATTACTAACAAGTCACACAATGACTTTGTAACGCTGATGGATGCCAACCAATCAACCAAAGGCCGCACAATTACCGCCAACATTGTTTACAGCAATGACGCTGAATACAAGTTGCTTCGTGCTGCCAGCCTTGCGGGTAACATTGATGAGTACATGCTTGATTATGGCACCGGATTAGTTGCTGATCAGATTCGTTTTAATGGCATACCCAATGCCCCCTCTGATACTGCGCCAGTTGGTGACAAGGTTACAAGCTCAATCACTATTCTCTCAGTAGGTGAGGATATTTGATGGAACTCAGGCTCTGTTATAAAACGTACCCGTTTAAGATGAACTTGGCCGCCATGCGCCAGTTTAAAACCAAAACGAATAAAGATCTTTGGTTTACGCTGGTTTCATTCCTTGAAACCTACATAACAAATCAATCAAAACCAACCATTACACTAATGCGCGCTCTTTACCAGTGCGTTGATTTTGAAACAGCTTCAGAAGCTTTTCATGCGTTAGTGAAACAAGGTGATAGTTCTATTGAATTAGAGCAGATTCAAGACGCCATGTTTAGAGTGGGTTGGCGCCCAGTTGAAGATGAAGACAGCGACTTCATTCAGCCATGGCCGCTTATTTTGTTTGATGTAGCCAACAAGATAGATCAAGAGTTCCGCGCCACTGTCAGCGACATAAAAAAAAAGGAACAAACTGGATAGCGCTTCCAAAGTCTAGTTCGGTTCAACCTTTTACCGTTGATTATTGGGCCTTCTATAAAGAGCTTGTTACCAAGCTGAAAATTTCCCCTTCCGAAGCTTGGTTACTTGATTACCCAGAATTACACCATCTTCTCAACCTTGGCGAAAGCTCCAACGCGGGTGATGTTTCAATGATGATTAACGCAGAACGCCGTGCTAATGGCGCTCGTGATGATAGGTATTTAATTAAGTGAGTACAGAAAAGTTCTTATTTGAAATTGCTGCAGATACCAAAGCGTTACGTGAAGAACTATCAAGCGGCAAAGACAGCGTTAAGAAGTTCAAAAGCGAGTCTGATGGCATGCTGGGCAACTTGGAAAACCTAAAGGCGCCATTGTCTGCGGTTGCCACTGGTGTGGCCGCGGTAACAACTGCCGTTGTTGCTGGCACATCTGCTTTGATTTCCTATGCAGCCGCACAAGGGCGAACCATCCAAGAAACTGAAACCATGGCAAACATTGCCGGGTTAACCGTTGAAGAATTCAAAAGGCTTTCTTTTGTGTTCGGTACCGTTGGTATCGATGGCGAAAAGTTTGGCGATATCATGAAAGACACCCAAGAGAAAGTGGGTGATTTTCTCGCTACGGGTGGTGGCGCTTTTCAAGATTTCGCTGATGTAATGGGCTATACCTCGAAAGAGGCGCAAGCATTAGCCGGCGAATTCGAAACCATGAGCGGTCAAGATGTACTGCAAGAAATGGTTAACCGCATGGATGCTGCTGGCAAAAGCACACAGCAAATGAGTTTCGCACTCGAGGGAATGGCATCAGATACTACTGCGCTTATTCCGTTGTTGCGTGATGGCGGTGCAGCTGCACAAGATTTAGCTGATACGTTCGATTCAATCAACGTAGAGTTATCAGAAGAAGAACGGGCTCAGTTTGCCGCCCTAGCCAATAACGTAGACTTGGCCCAATCAGCCTTCGTCAACTTTATTAATAATGCTATCGCCCCGTTTTTACCTGCAATCAATTCTGCAACCAAAGCACTCGCGGAGTTCTTTTCTAGCTCTCAAGCAGGGCAGGACTTAGATAGGATAATTGAAGATCCAGAATTACTGGGGCAGGTGACGTCTTTAAAAGAGATTGAACAGTTACAGAAACGAATAAAAAAAGAAGAAGAGGCAACTAACGCCGCTATTGTTCAAAAAAGAAAGCAGACGTTCGGAATTACCGTTAACGAAGAAAGAAGACTTAAAGTATTAGCGAGTATTGCTGAGGAAATTGAAAAAAGAAAAGCCGCCATCGAGCAGGAAGAAAGCAGCCAGAAGGCTCTGTTAGAAATTGAAAAGGCAAAAGGGAATTTAAAATCCGAGCGCACATCTGGCGCCGAGTCTATCAAGTTAGAAGAGCAACTTTCAAATGACCTTAAGGCGGTTGAGGACGCTAACAAAACTGAGCTTCAGTTACTTCAAGATCAAAAAACGGCGCGCTTAGCTATTCTCGATAGCATGTATGAGGATGAGAAAAACCTCACTAAAGAAAAGTTAGACGAAAAGAACGCCATGAAAATGGCGATTGAAGCCGACTATTTAGCACAAGCACGTGAACTAGCCCAAACCGAAGAAGAAGCAAAGCTTGAAGCTGCAGTAACTGAAGCTGAAACGCAAAAAGAACTGCTTAATGAAAAGCTGATTTCGCAGGATGAGTACCAGGCTAAGTTAAAAGAAATTATTGCTTCTTATTCGCCTGAGTCAGTAGACCCTGAAGCGTTAGAGGAAAAGAACCAAGAAGAGTTAGAGATGCTCAACGATAAGCTCGATAATCAGCTTATCTCATACGAAGACTACTTTACTAAACTGGGCGAACTCAGCAAAAAAGACTCAGCCGACAAAAAGAAAAAGTCAGAGTTAGAAAACTTCTGGTCAGAGTCATCAATTAAGAATCAAATGGATTTGGGCACACAACTTTTAACAAGCTTGGGTAATAACAGTAAAACCGCACATAAAATTCAGCAGGGATTATCTGCAGCTAATGCAGGCATGAATACCGCTGAAGGTGTAACCAAGGCGTTAGCCAAACAGGATTATGTTGGCGCAGCATTGACCGCTGCAACTGGTGTTGCACAAATAGCAGCAATTTGGGCGTCAACTCCAGATGGAAATAGCACCGTTACCCCTGTTTCTTCTCAACCTACTGAGCAACCCCAAGAAAGCTATAACGATCAAGGTGCATCTGTTACAGATGTTTCGGGCGAGGATATCACCACGCAACGCTTAGTGATTGAATTCAGTGATGAAGCCGTTGAAGCCGTAGGGCGCCACGTTAAAAAAGCAGAAAGCGAGAGGCGCATTTAATGATCATCAGTAAAACAAATATAATTGCTGAAAACTCAATTACTCTCGAGTCTGGCACACTTAGCAGTGGTGCATTATCAAACTTACAAGATTCAGACTTTTCGCGCTTGGCCAGTAGCAATTCTTCAACGTTTGAATTTACTGTTGATGGGATTGGTAGTTGTGAATACATCGCGCTACATGGTTTAAACTTAGCGCTTGGAACTGTTGTAACCCTAACTAGCCCTACTGTAAACAAGATGTTCACGGTTTCACGCCCCATTAAAAACTTAGTGTTCTATTTGGGTGGTGCTACCACTGTGAGCGATTTAACTATTGGCTTCTCTGGTTCTGGTCAAAAGGTTATTAGTTACATCCAAGCAGGTTTAGTTAGCCATATAGCATGGGGAACGAACGCAGGGCAAAGCCTTTATTATTTGGGTAGCAATGTCACTAACCGGGTATCGGCCAACGAAGCGGGTTTCCCTGTTAAACGAGTTCAAGAAACCATTGCGCCCAAACTAAGCTTTACATTTAGAAATATGTATAAGGATTGGGCCCGAACCGAACTGCAAGAAATCTTTGCCCTATACAATGAAACGGGCGTTCTTTCCCAACTGGATTACGAAGAAGAAAATAAGCCTGAAGAGTCGTGCGCTTTGTTTGAGCTTACAAACGCTAAAGTATCTACCCATTCGCAAACTACAACCCTTGTAGATGTGTCTTTGTCATTTAGGGTTGTTGCATGAGTTTATTTCACTATTACGTTGTTGAACTGGATTTGCCAGAGGTTACGAGCGCTTGCACAATTAACGGCAACCCCGGCTTTGGCACACCACTCACTTGCACCGATCAAGCCAATCATACGATTGTTACTAAAACCCACAAGTTCACAGATACTTCGTTAATCATCGGCGAGTCTGATGTTTACAAGTGCGTTAACCGCGTGAACGAAACTACACCCATGCTTAAATCGGGTAACGGTGTAGCCAGCACAGCCACTTGCACAATAAACATGCGTGATTTTGTTGGTGACCCGAACTTAAGCAGCCCCGCATTGATAGCTAACGCATCAATAAAAGGTAAGGGCTCGTTTTTCGGCAAACTTAAATCTCGAAACGTTCTAACCAATAAGCCAGTTCGCGTTCGTTATTATGAAAGCGATGGGCGCACATCAACGCTGAAGCGCACGCACCACTACATGCTAGTAGATGTTAAGCAAAGCGCTAACGATATGTGGACATTCACATGCAAAGATGTGCTTTATAAAGCTGATGATGAAAACAGCGACTTCCCGAAAATAGTAACCGGTACGCTGCAAAGTGATATCACCGAAGGTGAAACCACTATCAACATGAACGCGGATATTGCCGACTGGACGCCTTATACAGACTACACAGCAGTAGTTAGTGGTGATTTGATGATGATCACAGATGCTACTGGCACTTCATCAGCAGTTACGTTAACGGTGGTTAGAGCAAACACTATTACGCTGGGTTCAAGGACTATTGAAAACCAACCTTCAACGCACTCAGCAGGGGATGAAGTTTTTCGCGGTAGGAAGTTCGTTAATGCTGATCCATATGATGTATTGGTGAAAGTGTTTGAAGATGCAGACTTAACAACAGATAACTACAACGCATCGGTTATTCAGTCTGAACTTGATGAATGGTTACCGAACCTTAAAGGCTCAATTGATTCCATCATCTACGAACACGAAGATACTACTAAATTTTTAGACGCGCTTTGTGCAACGTTAATGCTGGATATGTGGACCGATTTAACCACGGGTAAAATTGTGCTTAAGGCAACGAGCCCATGGAATACCACAACAGCAGTATTGCGCGAAGGTATCGAGATTAACTATGGTTCAATCAGCGTAGACGAAGATGCTGATCTTTATTACTCACGCGCTTTCCTACAGTACGATAAGCGAAAGCTTACTGAGAGCGATGATGATGCCAATTTTGCGCGCTCTAGCTTGGCGTATGATGCAACGTTAGAGGGTGAGTATTATTACAACGCCGAAAAAGTAAAAGATTTAGGCAAGTCAATTGTACTAAGTAACAAGCTCAGCAATATTGAAACAGCCGACTTAACCACAGTTCGCTATGCCCAGCGCTTTAGCAACAGGCCACAACGCATTGTTGCAACCGTAGAAGAAAAGAACCTTAATTTTTCTTTGGGTGATGTGGTTGAAATAGAATCAGCGGTAAATCAGGATTTCTACGGCAACCCTAATACGGGCGTTCGCGCACAGGTTGTTAAGATAGCGCCCCTTAGTTCAGTTGGTCGCAACTATAAAGTTACAGCAGTAACTTATAACCCTTACATTGGTGGTGTTGCTGGCTCAGACTTACCCGTTAACGCTGAGTTCGACAACAATCTTTTCACCATTGCCGGCGGTCCAGTTTCAGCAGACACCTTCACCTTTATATTTTCCTTACCTTTCTATGGTCAAGACACGCTTAATCAGGCGATATCGGCGGGTTCGTTTCCAGCGGGTTCAACTATAAATTTAGTTTTTCTTAATGGCAGCACAGCCATTGGTCGCGGTGGTAATGGTAATGGCGGGAATGGTGGGGATACATTACGCGGTGCTAATGGCGTAACTATCAACATATACCTATCTGGTCCAACTCCCGATTTTGGAAATGGTTCTTACAATGCTGATGGATATTTGTTTGCACCGGGCGGCGGCGGTGGTGAATTTGAATATCAACAGGGTGAAGATGAGTACGAATTTAATTATGTGATAGGCGGAAGTGGTGGTGCCGGAAATAAGCCCGGTGGCGCTGGATCTGGTGATTCAGACGGTTTACCTGGTGAAAAGACTGAAGGTGGCAGATCTAACGGACAAGCAGGAAAGGGTGGTAACCCCGGCGAAGATGGAGAAAGTACAAATGGTGCTGTTGCATTTCAAGGCGGGTTGGCAGGCCGCTGTCTTTCTTTAAACGGCTCAACCGTCAACATTTACACGAATGGAAATGTAGGCCGATTTATAAAAGGCAGGGGTGATAACCCAAGCGCCATATCATGATCGAATCATTAATTGGCGAACTTTATTTTGATGTTGAACTTTACGACAGCATTGAACTTGGTACAAGAATTCGCATCGGTGAGCATTACAACGGTTCTAAGTGTGTTATTTGGAAAGATGGTGTTTTTCTTGTCGGACAACTCGAAGCATCGATTTCATTTCAGGGCTCACTGGTTAAGCTAAATAATGCTTCTACCGCACCTTACACCTCTTACTTAAACAACGAGCTCGTTGGTAAGCAACTGCAAGTATCTGGCTCGATCATCTACACAAATGAAAATGCCTATCATGAACTGCGTGAAGATGCCAAGTACGGCCGAAAGGCTAACTATAAAGTTGAGTTTGCAGACGGTGAAGAATTCACCGCCTCTTTCATTCCAACGAATTTAGCTGACAACTTTCCACGCGGCCAAGCACAAACAAGTTCATTCACGTTAGTTTCAAGCGGTAGCGTGTCTCGCATTACAGTTGAGTAAAATAAGCAATGGCTGAAATAGAAAAGTTACAAGCCCTTCCACAAGGAACGCCAGGGAACAGTACCGGCGCTGATGTAGCAAAAGCGGTTAATGCGCTAATTGATAGAGCGGCTGAATTACCTGATGGTGTTCAAGAATCAATAGATAATCTATCTGCGCTTATTAATGAAGCAAAGCGGTATCTTGATACGCAAGTGGCTAATAGTCCCCCTGTAAAACAAAATACAAGTCTTACACATATTCTGAGCGATTATCCAACGCTAAAGAAGACAGAGGTTTTACCCGAAGATTCACCAAATAATGAACCTCAAATTCGTTACGATGATGTACGTGGATTGGTGCATGTCTCTTTAACAGATAGATGGGTAACTATCCCGACTGTTATAGGTTCAAGAAAGTTCGCTATTTTCCAAAGAGGTATGATTATACGCCTTAACTCTGCGTACTCTGGCGGTATAAAGCTTAGAGTTTATCCTATGGGTGCCGGCGGTAATGGCCTACCTGATAACCCTACGTTAGCTAATCATCAATGGCATGAATACGAAACTACGGTTACAGACCTTTACAAAATAGGTGAGTTCAACAGCGAATATTTTGAGGGCATTATTGACTATATAGAACTCGATAATGCATGGGCTACGTTGGATGCAGATCGTTCTTACTATCGCTCGTTAAATGGTTATTTTGATGTGGCATTTGGCACGTTAAAAAGCCCGTTTACAAACTTCTACCAAAAAGCCGACGGTTACTGGTACAGCGAAGACATAACACCTCAAACGCCTAATTACATGGGGCTTAGTTGGACGCAAGATCCTAAAAACTACCGCAACTATTCCGTAGATGACGCGTCAGGCTCTACCGATGCGCTTAGGTTCTTTGGTGATGACTACGATGAATACAGCTTTGAAATCATTCTAGTTGTTCACAGCATGAATAGACACATGGCGGTAACTATTTCTAACAGCGCTCCTAACATCGTTTACGAAGCAGAACCCTACAGGTTTCTTACTAACGCTGAACGCATCTATTTCAAAAGAAGAAATAACGGCATCACCGGAAGCATGACGGTTGAGTCAATAAAAATAAGGATACCTGTCAGTGAGTATTAATCGTTTATTTGATGTGAATTTAAAAGTTGCTGAGAACTGGACCCAAGGCGAAGACTGGGCAGAATGCAATCCTGTTCAAGATATAAACGGAATTTACCACCGCATATATAACGACAGTGAGGGTGAAAACCCGAACTACCGCATAGAACGCGGTGATAATTTCTACATAGGGTCTCACCCCTCTGAAGTTCGCGATTGGATACCAAGAACTACGCCTTGGAATTTCGATATTGATGAAGCCACAGAAGGTGCATGGTTCTCGTTTTACTTTGGTTTGCAAGTTGGTGAAAGCGATATAGACACAAGCTTAGATAATCATTCACCTTGGATTATCAACGCGCCTGAAAACTTCATTTTATTAAGCGCGGATTATCACCGCTTTTACAGCGTAAAAATCAAGGACTCTCAAAACTTTCTAAAACTGACTAAAGACAATCGTGGCACCGAAATACATGGCGCGATTATGAGTAACGCAGGGCTAATAAACACAGGTGGATACCGTATGTTTGATTGGGTTTTACGAAGCTTAACGTGGATTAAAACAACACTTAAAGCGTTAGATATACCAATCGGTTCGAGCAATGTATCAATGCAGAGTTTCGATATTACCGGCTCAGGTGATATTGGTATTGCAGTAAGGGCCGGTCACTCTGAAATAGAAATCGTTGGCGGTAAAATTATAAACGAGAATAACCTTTTTGCCGAAAACCCTACGCCTTTTATCGGTGTTCATTTGGAGCAAGGTTCTAAAGCGATTGTTCGTTATGTCGATACTCATGGCTTCAGTGATGAAGGCTTTAGGTTTGAATGCCCCGTTGATGTTAAGGGTTTAACGTCAAGCTACGATTGTAAGGGTATTCATTTTTCTGAAACTTCTACCGCTAGAGATTGCATGGTTTCATGGACGCGAAGAGTACAGGGTGATGGTTTCGCCTATGAGTTTGAAAAAGACGGTGAACTTAATAACTGCGGTTGCAACTTGGATGAAACAAGTGGCCTTGGTGTAATTGTAGGTCATGCTGGCTCTACTATCACAATAAACGGGGGTGACTATAAAGCATTAGCGCCTTTACCGTTTGTGTACGCTCGTGGTGCTTCTACGTTTATTTTAAACAACGTTACCGTGAATGGTGAATTGTATAATGAAACCGTAGTTTTAAGTGAAGGTGAAAGCTGGCGTGGTGTAAAAGCTACGGTAACCGATGACGTATTACCAGTATATGCAAATAAAACACTATCCCTGCCTTACATGCACATTCCGCAACTAGATAATGCGGTATCCGTACAAGGTGCTGAGAATGCTTTTTCTAGCCAGATTGATTTACCTAGTGGCGCAAGAATAGTCCCTACTGAAGATGGTTCATTACGTTACATGCCTTTAGATGCTTGGTTGCATTTAGATCCGGGTGAAGAAGCTATCGATTACTTTAGATACAGCACTGAAAACTTTATCTACATGCACCGATTTAAAATACTGCCTTCACCCGAGGTAGGTGCAAAAGTAGTTCAACCAGATGCATTTAGCGGCTCGGGCTGGTCTAAAAGTGGCGGTAATTACTACGCAAACAACACAAGCAACCCATTAAACGCAAGCTACAATTTTGAAGATGGTGAGGTTTACCAAATCTCATTGAAGTTGGTAGGTGTAGAAAGCGGATCAGTAACACCTAAGATCGGCAGCGAAGTAGGCCAATACAGCCATAGTTTAGAAGGCACTGAAGTTTGGTTAATCCGTGCGCCAGCTAATGCAACGCAAGTACAAGTAACTGCGTCAGGGTACAAAGGTAACGTCCAAAATATCTACGTGCGTAAGTTATTAAGAACCGAAACGCCTGCAGTGCCAGAATTAAGCGCCACGGTTGATGGTAATAACGTTAATTTGATGTTCGATGTACTTCCAGTAACACGACTTAAAGATTTGTATACCGCTGACATTTACCTTTCAGGGGTACTTGAACAGAACGAGCGTGATGGCTACCGAGGCACTAATGCTAATGCTCATTATCTTGCTGAGAACGTAACAGTTAGAAACCGCAGGAATGGAATTAACCTTCGAGGTGCAGAATCTCTTGAAGTTTATAAAATGGATTTTATTGGTGGTTATGAAGGCGTTAATGAAACATGGCAAGTTGCTGTTCAGGGTGACTTGTACGGGCCTTTCGTTAAAGAACAGCAGCTACATTTTTGTGACGTTGATTTATTGCTCGATTCGAATTTTGGTAACTATAACAGTAGATTCGGAAACTCAGATTGCTTCGTGGTCAATGGCGCGTATTACGGTGAAGACGCTTTCAAATACTCGGTTAATATCTACGGTTGCGATTTGAAAAATGGCTCTGACGCTGTAACCGACTTGAAAAAGCGTTCTGAAGTAAATCACTCGCGTTACGAAGGCGCTTGTAAGATGCTTCGTACTCACTCTAAAGGTTCAGCTACAATTGCTAATACCGAATTTGTTAGAACCTCTGGTGTGCGCGAAGTATTTTCGCCAAGCCATTCTAGCCCCTACATAGAAATATGGAATTGCGCGGTAGATGGTGTTCGCTGTGTTTCTACCGAGCAACTACAAAACCAGCCTAAAGGGTTTGGTACTTACAGCACTTACAGTCCTGTAAGAATACGCGCAAAGCTTGTTCACGTTATGAAAACTTACCCCACGATGAAAGACCTTTGCCGAGCAGCTATGACAGAAATGGAATTTGAAGTATCAAGTGATAGTGGTTCTAGTTGGTCACCTTTATCCGTTCCGAACGTTGGATTGCCTGGGGTTGTAGGTTGTTTCAAACGTTCACTTAATTTCACTTCAGGCACATACCAGATCAGATGCCGTTGCCTTAACGGTGCGCTAGTCGGCGCATGGTCTAACGAAATCACAATCACAGTATAGAGAGTCGGCCAATGGCTAGTAAGATTATTATTCAAACCAAAGACGGGAAGCCTGAAAGTGGTGAGAGACGCGTTTCTTTAATTGATTATCAAAGCAAATCTTTAATTGAAGAGCACTCAGTTTCGTTCACAAATGGTTATGCAGAGATAGAAAGCTTTTTAATTAATGAGGGTGACGAACTACTGGTTTATTCACCCGAGTCAGATATTTTCGGCGCATCAATTAAAGCGGTTGTCAATGAACAGGCTTCTGCAGCGTGGGGAGTTGGAGAGCCTACGGTATTACATACTGTTTTAGTTGCTGGCCAATCACTTTCTGTCGGTGTTGCTTCCAGCGCTGTTAACGCAGAATCTCCGTTTGGTGGGTTTATGTTCAACGGCATTCGCGCAGAGGGTAAAGGGGATAACGTTGCGCAAGTCGCAGAAATGGAGTCTTTAAGACCATATCAAAACGAGCTGGTTGAATCTCACGGTTATTCATTCATTCAACTTTTTAGATCGTTAGAGAAGTCTAACGACAATAGAAATAACCCTGTTTTATGGGCGAGTACGGGTGTTGGTGGCAAAACAGCAGATTGGCTATTTAATACATCAAACCCGTCTATGAATAATGCTGGCCGATTTATTACCCGTTCAGATTTGAGAGCGGCAGATATCGGCCTTGGTGTAAGCCTACCTTTCTGGCTTTGGGACCAAGGCGAGTCTGACACCAACACAGACCCAAATACTTATAAGGCAACGGTCAGAACAGGTCACGACTATGTTACATCATTAGCAAATGCGAAGACGGGGCAGAGTCGTTTCGATATGATTTTGACTGGCATTGGTAGCGGCATTGGTCGAAGAGAAATCAATAATGCCCTTTATCAATACGCGCTAGAAAACGATGATGCACACTATGCTGGGAGCAAATGGTACATTAGCTACAAATACCCAGCGAGCAGCAGTGACACAACGCACATGAAAGCGCAAGGGTACATGATGCAAGGCGAATATCACGCACTAGCGGCGCACAGATTGATGCAGAGTGTTGCTGCAGGTGATAACCCCCCAGTATCTAAATGCTTACAGCCAGAAAGCTATTCTGCCAGCGGAACTAGCGTAACTATAGCAATGCACGTTCCCGTTCCCCCTATGGTCATTGATGCGACTACAATTCCACAGTTGACGGGGTGGGGTTTCAAATACATTTCACCGACGAACGTTGAAACCGTAGCTACAAGCGTAAACGTCAGCGGCAATGATTTGATTGTCGATTTTGGTGTGCAGCTTGAAGAGGGTGGCGTTTTAGACTTCGGATATTCGGACACGCAACTGGACACCCCTGCACTGAATGTTCGCGACTCGCAAAGCATTCCATCAATCGTAGATGGTGAAACACTTTACAACTGGTTCCCTGTTTTCTATCACACGCTAGCGGCTTCTGAGGTGGCGTAATGGAATTAAACACAGAAGGTGAATTAAACACAAATGGCGCTTCAAATAGTGGTGGAGGAAATGGCGTGAAGACATTAGATTTTAGCGCGTTGGCAAACGGCGCAGCACTTCCTAGTGAAATAACATTTACCACAGGTGGTGGTGAAATATTAGGAGGCGGTTTAAAACCTACAGATACAAGCTCTGGTGGCGGTGATTACTTTGAGGTTGATAGCCTAGCAGACGGTAAATTTGTCGCGAGAATGTTTACTGATTCTGACGCCGCTCAGACAAACGCGTTCATCGGCGTAAGGTTTCGGATTTCAGACCCTGATAATTACCACATTTTAATGTGGCAATCTAAAGACAGCCCTATTGCGCGTATAGGGAAGTTTGTAAATGGTTCATCAACATACACCACAGTGGACGCCGTTGTTGCTGGCTCTAACGCTAGGCCTGTTATTTTGGTGGTGGCGAATGGTCAAAACATTAAAGGCTATATCGGTGATGAGAGAGACATTACCGATATAACAGACCCAAACGATTCAGGTTTTACACTGGTAGCTGACATTAACGACACCTTTAATCAGACCGCGACTAAAGCAGGTATGCGGCTCGGTTATACAGGTTATCGGGTGTCTGAGTTTAGATATGCAAGTGAGCAAGGTGGCGGCACGGTAGAAACACCACCAACAGCTGCAGCTGACGGAGATAAACAGGACTTAGTTGCAGGCTCACCAGTCACAATGGATTTTAGCGGCTCTTCAGCCGTAGCGCCTGCAACTATTTCTTCATATAATGTTACTCAAGTTGGTGGCGGTGCGGTTACTTTATCGGGTTCGGGCAACTCACGGTCATATACCGCGCCCTCTGAGTCTTTCGCACAAGATTTAGTTTTTCAGTTAATTGTAACTGACAGCGATGGTTTAAATTCTTCACCTGTGACGTTCACTCACTCAATTCTTGCAGCTGCTCAAGAGCCAGTAAACCAACCCCCAACCGCAAACGCTGGCCCAGACCAATCAGTTGCAGCTGGTCAGCTGGTACAAGTTAGTGCTTCTGGTAGTTTGGATGGTGATGGCACTATTGTAGGTTGGAAATGGCGTGAAACTACTAACAGCGGCATTACGCTATCAAGCACCACCGCTGAAAGCATTAGCTTTACTTCACCAGTGTCAGACACAGACCAAACAGTAACATTAGAGCTTATTGTTACCGATGATGATGGCGTAGATTCAGCGCCGGTATACGTTGATTTCAATGTTGCAGCAGAGGTTGATACTACCCCGCCAGTAATAATTCTAACTGGTGGTAACATCGCTCTTAATGTTGGTGAAGTATTCCAAGAACCTGGTTATCAAGCGTTTAATAACAAAGGTGTTGATATTACTGACCAGGTAACTGTGACTGGTTCAACTTCTACCGCATTTCCAAGAACTGGAACTCTTGAATACAACGTTGTAGCGGATGGGATAGCAGCGGAAACCCAAACAAGAATATTTACTGTAACCGCTGAGTCTGAATTGCTCGAGGCCGTTTCAAAACAGAAGTTCTTGCGTGACAATACGGTTATATCTGCGTTCACAGGGCGTTCTAATATCGAAGAGCTTAAATTCAAGCTAGCAAGCACTAATGCAAAAATTGCGTTAGACAATCAGGGTTATTACGATTTCACTGAAAACGAAACGCAAAAGGTAATAGTAGTTACTGACGCAGGCGAAATAAGTTCAGTAAACGGTGATGTTGAATGGGAAGGTTCAAGCTTGTTTGTTCGCTTCGGCGCTTTCAGTTCCCGCAAGTCTCAGTTATCTGCGCGGGTGGTTGTGTTCTTAGCAGGCGATGAGCGCGGTGTGGTTATCGCAGGCCCAGGGCTTAATGCTAACCTGCTTGTTAAGTTCAATTAGAGTGAAGGCAAGGACGCCTTTTATTTCCTAACAAGAACTAGCCCAAATACGGTAAATCAAGCACTTAAACAAGCGCTTTTGTTAGGAACGATACACTTCAAGCCTATGTATTTACTTGGCTGTTCATACGGATTTAAAATCCCTTGTGTGGTGAAAACTCCCGTACCCTTATACAGTAGTTACCATAGTTTTATGTTGCTGTTCCTGTTAGGTATTTAATTTCCTGTTGTTCAACATTTACCGAACAAGAAATACCTTTAAATTTAAGCATAAGTTATTGATAGAATTGTTTTAAGTGCATTTTCGCGCGTATTTCATGGGGTGTCAGGGGTCGGAGGTTCAAATCCTCTCACACCGACCAACTTTCCTAACCCCATTCAATACCTTACGCCACTTTTGATATTTATCCTTCTTTTCTGTGTACCCTTTCTGTACCCTTTCCGTACCCTTATACAGTATTAGTTGATAATGACATTTCTGTGCTATCCTCAATAGCGTTCAGATCGGTGTTGTCGCCCTTCGGGGTAACTTCACTGATTAATTAAATGCATAATCCTTGTGTACAAAACCTCCTTCCCCCTTTACATAGCATGGCTGAACCCATACGGAATGAGTTTTTAATTTTCTAATGTGACCTCTCCTCAAATGGGCTCTAGGACTCTGTCGGTTTCCTTTTGATTCAGCTTTTCTGCATAGCTTTTTGTCACTCTTTATATGTAAAGTTTTGTATGTAAATAATGGCTGCTTCCCTTTCTTTTTTCTTTTTTCATTCATTATCCTCATTGGTGGATGATCAACATATTCAATGTTTGAGCAGTTCATGATGTGAAGGCACATTACAAATCCATCAATTTCTAAGCAATCGTCTTCGTTTGAATCATCTCTCTCATCTCCCCATAAATCAGTATCGAATATCCTTTTCACACCAATTTCTGACTGCTCATACATAACGGTTAAACCTGTATATATCATATGCCCAAGGTTATCCCGAAAAAGCTTAGCAACTAGTAGGTCTCCGTCAAATTTAAAAAGACACCCATAAGTTTTACCTTCGTACTTTGTTTCTAAATAAGTTTTCTCGAATGGCAGGCCAGGTAGTGAGTTGAGATTTTTATCACTACTTCTAACGTGTTCAAGGTCGCCTATATCGAAATGAACTGAAGATTTAAGGTCTCTTAAAATCTCTTTTATTTCCGCGTTAAAATCATTTTGATTTTGACTTAGGCTTAAATCCTTTTTAACTCCATCATAAATATCTTTATCATTAGAGTAGCTTATAACTTTGTTTAGGTTTTCAATAATTCTGTGAACACTTGTGCTCATGACGTTATCCTATATTCAATTCAGCAGCTGGAACACGAACCCATTCAACATGGTTCTCTTTGTAAATCTTTGTCGATTTGGCATCACTGTGCGCGGCTCTCGATTGTGGGTCAACGCCAGCTTTATCAAACAAGTGAATAGATAGCGCACGTATTTCGTGAAATGTTGGCCGTTCGTCTTTCTCTAGGTTGGCAGTAATGCCTAGCGAATCACGCAATTTTGAAAACTCACGGCTTATGTGTTTGCTAGAAACTTGGAATGGATGATCACACCCTTCACCTATTTGGTCACGGTAACGGCCGACCCGGTTAACAATGTAAGGGCATAGCAACCCTTTACTTTCATTAATAACCTTTTGCAGTTCAGCGGTTACTGGTATCTCGACCCGCGATGCTTCTTTATGCTGCACCTTTTGGCGATGAATGCGAATGTGACCATCTTTTATATCACGGTATTTCATGCGGCTTACTTCAAGTGTTGCATGCGTGGTTTGCAGTGATAAGCGCATTGCAATATTTAGCCAATGTAAATTGGTGTCGGCGGCACTGGCCGCTAGCATTTTCTTGAAATCTTCCAATTTTAACCGCTGGCGCTTTTTCTTCTCTTTAGTACGAGTAAGCTTTTGCTCGGCAAAATTCACTTTCATAGCCGATTCATCTACCAGGTACTTAAATATTTTG